CTGGAAGGTGTGGATACAGAGCTGACAGCTCGCCGCAAGTTCTTTGCGGCAGAGGCCCACAACCGGTTGACAAACCGGCGCTTGATTGACGATCTAGACCCTCCAAAATGGGTTGAACACGTTAGTCGAGAATTACTCCGAATCCTAGGCCCTTTGACTAGCGAAGCCTTAAATGGCATGGCTGAGCAGGGGGACTTTGGACCAGGAGCATGTGTGGGAGTTGCGAGTCGTGAGTTGGTACCGAGCAAAAAATATGACTCGAGACCGGTGATGACAGAGGCGCTAAAGCCTCTCTTTTCCGCCTTGGCGGGGACGTTTGTCACGTCCTTTTGGTTTGACCCTGAAAAACTAAAGGTCACCCGAGGAAATCATCACTTCACAGTTCCGAAGAACGCGGAGACCGATCGAAATGCTGCAAAAGAACCATTATGGAACTCTTTCCTCCAAAAGGGGATTGGCAAGCACGTAGAAAGGCGACTTAAACGCTTCGGTGTCGACATTCACGATCAGACGCGGAATCAGTTCCTCGCTAGTCAGGCACACGTCAGAGGTCTTGCGACCCTAGACCTAAGCCAGGCAAGTGATATGATCACGCATGGTTGTGTGTGGCTATTGCTCACAATCAACAATGACCCACAAGGTTTGCGTTGGTGGCACCTCCTAAATTTGGCGCGTTCAAAAGACGTCCGGATTAAGGACTTGAGTGATAAGAGCATGTGGCACAAGCTGGAGATGTTCTGCTCGATGGGGAACGGTTTCACCTTCCCTCTAGAGACAGCGATATTCCTGGCTATATGCCGCTCTGTCGTACCACACGGAGAGCTGGACAACATGACGGTGTATGGAGACGATATAATCGTTCCCCAGCACGTTGCGACCCAGCTTGTCGACCGCTTGGAACACTTCGGCTTCCAAGTGAACACCTCGAAGAGCTGCTTGGCAGGCAGATTCTTCGAGAGCTGCGGGACGGACTGGCTTGACGGCCAGAACGTGCGACCTTTCTTCCTACGTTGGGACCCGGAGTCACCTCTACCGTACGAGATGCAGATAGCTAACTCACTGCGAGTTTGGCTTGAGCGGATCTACGGCACGTGTCCTTCGGAATTCCGACCACTATGGGAAGTACTCCGCCGGGCGACGCCTAAAGCGTTTAGATGCCCGGTGCCAGTCTCCTTAGGTGATGTAGGTCTGGTATCCTCGAGAGAGGAAGCCAAGATTCAACAGTCTTTGAAGCGGCCTCACGGCTACAAAGAGGATTGTTTGGAGGGATGGGCCGTAAAGCACGCGCATGTCAGCACCGTGGACGTCTCACGACGTTCGTTCGGTGTTTTAGCTCGCGCTGTGCACGCCGCAGGACGGAGCACCATTACGGATGAAACCGTTTTGTCAGGGCAAGGTAACGAACCCTGGACCCAGTTGGCAACGCTTGGCCGTGAGGCTTTGAGGAACCAATTTGGGAGTGTCCGTACGAAAACAACCCTGATCCCACGATGGGATTCGGTTAGCGATTGGGTCTAGGTATAGTAAAATAACCTAGGTCTAGGTCTCTTTTCCTCCTTATTGGGGGTGGTGGGACAATGTCCCGTTAAAAATTGTAGGAG